AAATTATTTTTTTATTATTTTTTTAAGGAGCTAGATTTCTCTAACTCCTTTTTGACCTACTACTATTTTAGCACATTTTTTTGTCAAATTCACGCCAATTTTACGCCAACTTTTTTAATTCTTTATGTACTGCATATATTAAGTCCCCTTTGCGTCTTACAAATGTTCTTTCTGATATTCCAGAATTTATTATTTCCCATTTAGGTTTGCTTTTAATATAAAATTCCTCAAATATGTATTTACTATCCTTGTTAACTAGTTCTACTGCTTGTACTACTGCTTTGTATTCTTTTATTGCTTTTTGCAAATGCTCGTTTTCTTGAAGTTCTATTACTGCTTTTAATGTTCTGTCTGATACGCTATATGGTGCTTTAGGCATTCCGTCTAATACTGGAGAGCCTATGCTCATTATATCTGCTCTTATGTTCATAATTTTTAGGCAATTATAGTTATACCTTTTTAAGCATAAACTTGCTTCTTTGTATTCTGCGTTACTTAGCCTCATCGTTTGTACCTCCTAACTTTAATAAAATATAATCTAAAATATCTATTTGTTCGTTTAAATTTCTTCTAAAAGTTTTATATCTCTTATTGTTTATTGACATTGTGTCTTTTAAACTGTTTCTCATCTGTATATATATTTCTCGTTGTTTTTTTATAAGAGTTATTGCTTTTCTTTGTTTACTCATACAATACCTCCAGCTTATTTAATTTTTTTCGCTTTATTTATAAAATATTGTTTTACTTCTTCTTTATCTTTAAAATATCTATTACATTCCATCTGGAAGCCATCTATATCTTCTGCCATTAAATCTATTATTTTATCTTTTTGCTCCAGTTCTTGCTTTTGCCATTCCATATATTCAGCTTCAGTTCTGGCTAGTTCATCTCTCATTTCTCTTACTTTTTGAATTGGAATATAGTTTTTATCTGTGTACTGTTGTATTTTCTTTATGTTCTCAAACGGCGTATTTCCAAATAATTCTTCAAATTCTTCTTCGTTCATTTATTCCTCGCTTTCTAATAATTCTTCATAAACTTTATTTTTTTGATATAATTCATGAATTAAGTCTCCGTCATTACTAATATCTATAATTTCTTCATTTTTTCTAATCTTGTCTTTTACTTTTTTAATATAGCTTTCTTCTCCGTCTTTAAATCCTAGTTGATATATTCCTGCATTGTCTAATATTTTTTCATTTAATTCTTCATTCTCTTTCTTTAAGCTGTTCACTTCTGTTCGTAGCTGTTCATTTTCTTTCACTTTTTAATTCTCCTTTCCACCATAAAGTCCTTTTCCTATATTCATTCCACCTAGAATAAGTAACATTGCTGAAATTGCTATTGTTATTTTTATTAAAATTGCTCCAATAAGCACTTCTACTATCCCTATTATAACCGTAGTCATATTAGTGTCTTTTATAATTTCTTTAATTATTTCTTTCACATTAACACCTCTTTTTTCTTTCTTATATTTCATACTGTATCTATCTAATACATTAATTAAAATCTCTGTATAAACTTGTTCGTTGCTTACTGGATTTACTGTATACCAATTTTCATTTAATAAATAATCTTTTATAAATTCAACAAATTCTTCTGCTTTCATCGGTGGATAAAAAATCCCAAAATTATTTCTAGCATTTAGCCAATCCGTTAATGTTTCTTTCATTATGTATCACTCCTCTCAAAATTTCTACAAGTATAATTAGGCTCATATTCTGGAATTAAAAATTTGTCACTTAATGTACAAATTTCTACTTCATTTACTATTTTTGCTGTTTTATAAAATTTACAACTTTTGCATAATCCTCTTGTGTTAGTAATTTGTTTTTCTATAAATTTTGTTGCACTAAATGGCATATCTTATTTACTCCCCTCAACTAAATATTCACATGTTACCATTCCATTTAATATTAATTCGCACATAAAATCTTGTGCTGTTCTTACATCACTGTATCTACAATTAGCATTTTTAGGTATTCGTGGGTCTGTATCTTCCCATTTATTAATATCTATCATTACAGGACTTAAAAATATATATTGTATTCCTCTTGAAAAGCATAGATAATAACAACTATCATAAGGCTTTTTACATTTTTTAAATCCAATTTTTTCAAATTCTTTCATATCTACTATTGGTACTAACATATCTTATTTACTCCTTTACTGATAAATCTAATATTATTTCTTTCATTGTTTGTTCACTATAATTATATGCTCTGTCATCTATATATAATTGAGCTGGTAATTTTCTGTTTGTTACTCCTATGCAATTCAAATCATTCCAAAATGTTTTGTCATTACTTATACTTACAGCCTCGCACCAAAATCCTTGTTTATTCCACCAACTTATTATTTGCATTGGTTCTCTTGTAGAACATATAAAAATCGGTATTCCTGCTTTTTGTAAAAAACACATTAAGTTAATTATTTCTTTGTTATATTCATCATATATACTTCCGTCTTGCCATCCTTTTGAATATTTATGAATAACTCCATCAAAGTCAAAACATACTGCGTGTCCTTCTTTTAATTTTAAATTTAAATTTTCTACTAATATATTTTTCATAACTTTACTCCTTTACTACTAAATTTGCTCTGATTAAATCTTGTATATATTCTTCTAAACATATTTCTTGTTTTTCTATGGTACAATCTAAAGGTAATTGAAAATCAATTGTCCTATCTTTAAATATTTCTACTAAAATTGGTATTGTTTTCTTAACTAAAGGCATTGGTCTATAATAACAAATTTTTGCATCTTGTTTATTATGGTGTGTAAAATGAAATCTTTCAAGTTCTTTTAAATCTACATCATCTCTTATTTTTAACATATCTATTCTCCTCCCTAATAACTCTGGATTATCTGTAATGTTTCCTATTACTTTTATTTCGTAGTCAAGTAAATCATCTAAAGGCAAACAATATGCTTTTGTTTTCACAAAAAAGCAACCATTCTTCCAGGTTATTACTCCTCTTTTTTTTATACCTTTTTCTTTTATCTCAACTATATCGTTTTCCCATATTTCTTTTTCATTTTTATCGTGTAGTCCGAGTAAATTGTCCTATTGTTTCTGGAATTACTTCATATCTTGTTCCATCTATGCTTTCACAATCTGATATTTCATATATATAACATAATTCTGTTGGTTGTAATAAATCTCCATAAACCCACTCGCCATTATCTATTCTTTTTCCTCTAAATTTTATAGTTCTATTCATCTTCTTCCTCCTAAATTTCTTCTATCTCATAGACACTTGGTTCATCACAACCATTGTAATAACTATAATGTACTAGCCTTAACTCATCTCTGCCTATTTCATTAAAGTATTTTGCGAACATTCTTGAATATTTTTCAAATTCTTTATCTGTTAGTAGTCTTACACTTTCAAAATCTCCAGCTGCTCCATATTCATATTCTAATTGATAATCTAAAAAATAGTCTGTTTTATTATTATTAAAATCTTCTCCATAGCCAATTGTAAAATCATTTTCTGTATTATAGTCATCTTTTACCTTAAATTTCTCTAACAATAAATCTACTACCCAGTCGTCATCATTTTCTAATTCCTCTATTATATTTTGAGGTATCTTAAATCTTACACATTTTTTTCTTACATAATCACTCATTATTCTTCTCCTCCTACTTTATAGCAATTAGCCATATAACTTTCTTTTGTTAGTATTGTTTGTATATCTCTTTCAAATAAAACTTCAGAATGTATATCAATCCAATCCTTATACGCAGATATTTCTACTATTTTTTCTCCATTTACATAGTCTCCAATTTCTATTAAATCTATTAGTTGTTTACTGTGTTTTACTATTTCTGTTGTTTTAATTATCTTATATTCCTTTCCTTCAAAATCTTCTATTCCTGTAAAATATAAATATTTATTCACTGTTTTATTATTATCTATTCTGTCAATTCTTTTAATTCCTTTGTTGTTTGTTCTTACATATTCCCCAACTTCTATCTCATTTCTATCTGCTTTGTTTATCTTCCTTGTAGCTTTTAATTCATCTTCATCTAAATCAAATGCCATTATATTTCCTCCCTTGTAATAATTTTTATACTTAGCTCTGGATACTTATACTCAAATAATTTCTGCTTAATCTTAAATGTCTCTGTTTTCATTCCTTTTGTGTCTTCTACAATTGTTTGTCCATTCTCTTCATAAACAAAGTCTGCTATGTATTCTATTTTTCTATGTGTCTTGCCATTTTTCTTGAATCCTTCTTGTAATAGAAATGGTACTTGCAGTCTCAAGTTACTTATCTGTTTTGCTCTCTGCAATAACTTTAATTGTCTATATCTTGTTGCTTCCAAATTACTATCAAACCTTATGTTATCTACTACTATTTTTCTATTTCTGTATTTGTTCATTTAATAACTCCTTTTCTATGAGATCCTTCCAGTTCATTTGATTAGCCTCAAAGTCCTTGCATCTGTATCTACTTTGGAAATTTTCATCTTCCAATCTTAAACAACCTGTACAGTACTTACATATACCTTTCATATCTTTTAATTGTTTCATAGGCTAGTCCTCTGGCATATTGTACACTTTAGCATCTATCTCATACCAATGTACAACATCTCTTAATACTTCTTCTGCTCTTTCTCTTGTTTTGTATTTGCCTAAAAGTACATAATCATCTATACCTAATCTAGCCTTTATTTCTCCGTTTTAGTGCTAGTCCAATTATATTTATATTATCGAAATTTAGGATATTGGTTTTTCCTTGACTTACTATTATCATAACTACCTCCTACATCTGCGTTATATGTTCCATATTATTCGCTACAATATCTGCTAAATAATATCTCTTATAATCTGTTTTCTCGCCATATCTATTAGTATTGCTTTCCCATTTTGTTTTAAACTCGTAGCCGTCTTTTTTGAGTTGGTCTATTCTAGCTCCGTAATTGTGTTATACCTAAATCACTATATGCCTCCCAGCTAGATATACTTCCAAATTCTCGTATGTAATTTATAATTCTATCTTTTTGAGACATTTTCATTTGTTAATCACTCCTTTGTTTGCATAAAATTGATTTAAATCTATATTTGAGTAGTCTCTCTGTTCGTAATCTGCAAATTGTTTCCTTGGCTCGTTTCTTAACTGTGCTATATTAGGCATAAAAGTACTTGTTTTAATTATGTTTTTAATATTGTTAAAATATCTACTTGCATTTAAATCTTGTAATTGTCTAAACCAAAAATCTCTTTTTTCTTCATCAAATTTTTGATTGTATGTAAGTTCTAGTAATTTTACACCTTTTGCAAATTCTTGTTTATTCATTTAACCACTCCTCTATTGCTGATTTTTTAGTACTACTTTTATTTCTTTGTTCCCACGTTCGTATTGTAGCTTGCCAATCTTTCATTGCATTTTTGCCAATTTTCCACCCATTACTTTCATAGTAATCATAAAATTGTTGTGCACTAATATTATTTTTCCTTTCGCAACAATATTTTTGTATTTCTTCAACAGTTGGTTTTTGAAATTTCTTTTTTTTATCTTTCTTTTTAATATCATTATCTTTATCATTATCTTCTTCATCTTCTTTATCTATATCGGGTTTTTTGGCTTCCATTTGGTTTTCTTCAAAACCGTTCGGTTTTTTCAAAACCATTTGCCTTTTTAGGTCTTCCACCTTTTTTAGCGTTCTCTCTATTCTTTTCACATCTAGCTTCGTATTTTTCTCTATCCCTATCTAGTTGTGTTTTTATAAAAGAGAAAGCCATTTTTATTACGCCATCTAACTGTGGTATTTCTCTAGTTCTCTCATATTTGATTATCGCTCTCATAAGCTGACCTACTTGTTCGTCTGTTAGTAAATTGAATTGTTCTTCATAATCTAAATATATTAAGAAACTGCTTTTATCCATTTGCCTTCTCCTTTCGTAAATAAAGGGCTAGTTTTTGTTGTCTAGCCCTTGTTGTTATAATCCTAATTTTTCTAATGTGTATCGTTTACCTGTTTGCATTTCTTTGTACATTGTTCCTTTTTTAAAGTATGGTAAAGTAAAATTCTCATCTCTCAGTTGTATATTTATAAATTCTTTATTGCTACAAATAGAAGCCATCTTATAAACAGATCTAACTTTACTCCTAAAAGGTCTAACAACATCTGCTAAATACTTCTTCTCTACCTCGTCTAATATCTCTTCTTTTCTTTCAAACATTGTTTCATATTTTACTGGTCTTTCTACCTTGATGATACTTACATCATCGTTAAAATATTTTAATTGTTCATTAATGTTGCTAAAACCATAATCTGAAGTCTTGTCAACAAATATAACTTGTCCATTTTTTTAATGTACATTTATCTCCATCTTTTAAATCAGCTTTTGTAAATCGTTCTTTTCGTACGAGTTCTATTTCATCTTCGCTAAAAACTTCATCTAAATCTTTTAATATATATGGATAAGGCACATCCTTTTCTACTTGTGTTATTGTAGAAATTTTGTTAATATTTCCACAACGTTCTCCTGAAATTTCACATTTAACTACCTTTACCTTATCTCCAATTTTAAATTTCATTTTAAATCCTCCTATAAATAATTTTTACCTATTAAATTTATAAATTCTTCTTTTGTATGTCCCAAATTTATGTACTTTTTCTCGCAAGTTTCTTTTAACTTTAAATCTAAACTATGTCCTAGTTTGCCATGTACTCCAATAGTTCCTCTATGATGCTCAGCACATAACCAAACTTTAAATCCATTTTCTTCTGATATTCTTCTGTTCGGATTTCCAAAATATATATGATGTTCTTCTACTGGACTATATAGTCCACATATATAACATCTTTTTTCTTCTTGTAATATCGATTTCATATTGCCTCCTTATTTAAAGGGCGCGTGGCACTAACAATAACAATAAAAAGGGGGGTTTGTTCATCTATTAGTGCCACTCCAACTATCTAATAAACTCTTTATTTCAGCTGGCGTTTTAGTTTCTATTTCTAATTGCTTACATTCTTGTATTAGTAATTCAATCAATAAACTCATTTCTTTTGTGTTGTATGTACTAGAGCCATAGTAAGCTTGTACTTTTACGCACTTGTCTTTTCTCGAAATCTCTCTTACTAAAAAACCTAATCCTTGATTCTGCCAAATTCTTTTAAAATCTTCAAATGCTTTCTCTTCTATTATCATGGCTTGAAATGTGCCAATATTTGAAATTGCATCTTTGTATATATCTTCTTTTGTTATTACTGCATCATTTGTTGTTAATTTTTTTGCAATTAAATCACATAGAACCCAACAATATGAATTAGCATCTAAGGACCTCTTTTTATACCATTTCTTCAGCTCAATGTTTAGCTTATTTTCGTTTTTAAGTTGTTCGACAGCACTTATCTCATTCGTATCTAAAACTATGCTTATTTTTGGTTTCCTCGTATTAAAATCTATACTTATATCATTTATAATTCCGTGTAGTTTGCATATCTACCCCCTAGAATGGTAAATCTTCATATTCTGTATTCATTTTTTCAATCTCAGCCATAATATCTAATACTCCACTTGTTTTTACTAGTTCTGTCATTTTATTAGTTCTTTGCATTAATCCTTTAAAATCCTTCCATATTTCTTCGTAGTCCATATTTAACTCCTTTCTACATGCTGATGCATTAATACATACTCCGAATTTTCTCCCATGTTATTTAATAAAAATTCACTTGCTTGTTGTTTACTTAAATGACTATCTTTTACTCTAAATTCATAAACATATTTGCAATCTTGTTGTTTTTCTTTTATTCTTTGTTCTATTTCATCTTCGTCATAATTTCCTTCTATAAGATATAAATCATAATTTTTAGCACTTATTCCTTCAACTGTTTTTGTGTCTGTCATATAAATTACTTTATAATCATCAAATAACACTCTATAACCACATTGTGGTATATCATGATATAATTTTATTGGTACGACTTTAAACAGCTTATAATCGTATTTTGTGCCAATTTTAAGTACATCTATATTCTTTCTTTCAACTCCACTTTCAAGTAATGGTTTTAATAGCCATTCACAACAAGCAAATCTTAATGTTGGTCTTTCCTGTACTAATTTCTTAATTGTTTCTTTTTTAAAGTGATCTGAATGTATGTGTGTGAGAAGTACTATTTTTAATTGTTTATAATACTTCTCTAATCTTTTAAAAGTAACTCCACAATCTATTAAAATTATGTCTCTTATTATCGTTGCATTTCCTGTACTACAACTAGATATAATTTTATAATTCATTCATTGATACCTCTTTTGTATTCTCTATTTGTTCTTCTATTATTTCTCCTTGTACTTCAATAGGCTCTTGTTGTGGAATTTCTTGTTGCACTTCCTCTGCTTCATACATTCCTGCTAAGTCTTCAACAAATGTTTCTCTTAATGCTCTAACTTTTGCTACCTTTTCAACCATTGTTGCCCCCTTACTTCCCCAATTTGAATTTAATTGTCCTTGCCCTGTTTTTTGTGCTACTTCGTTAAAACTTACACTTGAATATGTAGGGTGTGACCAATCTTTTCTAAACACTCTAGCCCAACCACCTACAAGTTGTTCAGTTCCTAATCTAAATGTTCCTTGTCTCTCTTCTATTGTTCCATCATCTTTTTGAACTATAATTCCACTTTCCATTCCATCATAATTTGAATTTAATACTGCTCTTTTCAATATAGCATCTTTTCCAACAACTAATTGTGCTGGTACTCCTGCTTTATATTTAATTAGATACGCTTCTCTTAAGAATGGATTTAATTTTCTAACTTTACAAAGTTCTGTAAATAGTTTAAATTCTTGATTTGTTATTTTTGCATCTGTTCCTACTATATACTCTTGTACTATACTTGGTGTTAATTTTATTTCATTTCCATCAATGTCAAATTTGACCATTAATTCATTATTTTTTTGTACTTCATTACTCATAATCGTAACCTCCACTTTCTAAAAATTGTTTTAATTCTCTTAATTTTGTTCTTGTTCCTCTTACTGTAAATTTTAAAGTTAAAATTTCTTCTATTTTTTCTTCTATAACAGGTGCATTTAATATTGTTTGTTCAATATATTTATCTGACTCTTTTGCAGTATCCACAACAAATTTCTCAAGTTGCTTTTCTTGTTCCATTTTTTTCTTTTCTTCTTCAATAGCTTTAAATCTGCTTGTTACACTTGTTATTGCTTGTGATACATTTAATGTTTGTTTGTACTCAACTAGTATTTCTGTTTTATTTTCTTGTGTCTCTATTAACTTTAAATCATCTACTATTTTGTCAATAAATTGTTTTGCTTGTTCTTTTAGACTTTTCATGCTTGCTGATAATGTTACATTTATTCTTGCTTGTCCGTATGCAATGAAATCAATATTATTAGCTGTTTTATATTCTTCAAAATAATCTTTTACTTCCTGTTCTTTTTTTGCTTTTAATTCATTTTCTATAGAATCTATCTTTACTTTTAAATCATTGTCGGCACTTTTATATTTATCTGATATATATGTCTTATAAATTTCTTCAAATTGCATATATGGTGCTAATATTTGTTCTTTTACAATCTTTCTTTGTTGTTCAACTTCTTTAAATTCTTTATTTAAACTTGCTCTTATTTGTTTTATCATTGTTACATTCTCTTCTGTGCAAACCAAATTCTTTGCATTTTCAACCTTTTTATCTACATCTAGTGATAATTCTTTAAGATGTTCCTCAATTTGAGGTAGTTGTTTTACTACTATTAATTCCTGATTACTCATCGCATTTGTCCTCCAAATCTTCATAATACTTGTCCCAATCTCTTGGTTTCTTGAAATACTCGTTATAGCACTCATCATTTATTAAATCTGTTATGTTATATTCTGTTACCATAACTCCTCCTTGACTTTTTATTTCTTATATAGTAAAATATAAAAAGTAATATATTTACTAATAAGTTTTGAGTTAGTTTTTGGATTGGTAGTCTCGAACTAGCTCTTTTATTTTGTTTAAAACTATTTTCTCGCTGTCTACTGGACAAGCAATAGTTCTATCTGCTACATCTTTTAATAAATCTTGTAGCTTCATATTTTCTTTAACTAAAATTGTGTTATTATGTACTTCTTGTTTTCTTAGATCTTTAAGCTGTTTGTTTTCAAAACTTAAATCTCTAACTTGTCTTGCTAATTCAACATTTCTTGAGTTTGACTCGTCTATTTCTATTGCTGTTGTTTCTTTATAGTACATAGAAGCTATTAAAACAATTAGTATTACTAATGCTAAAAACAATGCCATTTCCTTCATCTCCTTTCTTGTAAAATTATGTATAATTGTTGCCTTTATTGCCTTAATCGTTTCTATTGTTGCTCTTGTAAGAACTTTCTAGTTTTCTAATAAGATATAACTTCTCTAGTTCTTCAATATTTGTATAAACTGTTTCAGATAGAATTTCATTCGAATATCTATTTCCTTTTGAATCGACTCCAGTTAATCTTGTAAGTATTTCATCAATTAGTTGGTTAATGCTTTTTATTCTAAAGTTAGAATCTAAACTGTTATCTTTTACTTGTTCTTTAAAAAACATATCTTCTTTTTCTTGTTCTTTCATCAATTTTTCCAACACTTCTCTATCTTTCATCTCTTCCTCCTACCCAAACATTTCTGTCAATTTTTTGTCCATTTTGTCTAGAAATTTTTCAAAACTCTTATATAAGTTAATTTTAAAAACTCTGTAAAATATAAGTTGCACTAATAACATCATTCCTATTGCTCCAAACAGTTCTAACATTAAAGTTAATCCACACAGTGCTACGTCTAAATAATAACTAATCATTTGTTACACCTCCTATCTATAAATTTGTTCCATTATTCTGTAAAATTCTTCTTTGTCTATTCTTATACCCGCTGTTCCTATCTTTCTCTTGCAACTTTCCATTTCTGGTCTTTTCATTGTTTTATACACTTGTTGTACACAACAGCCTAATTCTTCTGCTAATTCTTTTACAGTCGAGTATTTTGTTCTTGTTCTGCTACATATGTTTGTCGCCATTTTTATCTCCTTCCTAATTTCGTTCATAGATGTTCTTATCTTTATTTTCGTTTGTTTAGCTGACATTTGAAAGTAAAAAAATATCATCTTTCTTATAGTTTAATATCTTCTTTATATTTAAAGCTGTTTCTAGAGATGGAGATACATTTCCGTTCTCGTACCCTGTATACGTTGTCCTCGCAATATTTAGCTTCTCTGCCATCTGTTCTTGAGTATAACCTTTTTTCTTTCTAATCTCTATAAGTTTTTTTCTCATAATTTCGCCTCCTCTTTGTTTGTTCTGCTGACATTATATACAATGTTCGTCTAGCTGTCAATAGTTTTTTTTTAAAATTTTTATTTTTCTTTAAAAACGTTTGCAAAACTGACAATAGAATGTTATAATTTTCTTAGAAAGGAGTGCACTTATGAGTTTTGGAGATAATTTAAAAAAAATTAGACAAGATTGTAATTTAACTCAAGAAGAACTTGCAAAAAAAATTAACACATCTCGTTCAAATATTGCTAATTATGAAAATAATAAAAATATGCCATCAATAGATGTTTTGAATAAGCTATCAGAAATACTTGATTGCAGTATAGACTATTTATTAGGTAAAACAGATGAGCGAAACCCAAAACAAGAAGACCCATTTGGACTTGCTAAAATAGGATTTAATATGAAAGACTACACCCCACCTACAGAAACACAAAAGGCACAAATAGAAGAATTGATAAAGGTTATTATGAAAGATAATAAGAAGGAGGGTAAATAAATATGCATAATTTGGTTTCTAGCGAACAAACTATTGAAACCACTAAAGAAAAAGAATATAAAAAGTTTATTAATTTTGGCAAATTATCTTTAATAGAGCCTTCTCTTTTAGTTAACGATAGTAATTTTGTTGATGAAATAAAAAAAGATTTAAAAGTTAAATTCAGTAATTCAAGTGAGTATACAATTGACACTTTTTTTGATGAAAAACAAGAAAAAGTAATTTCTCGAGAAGAAAAACTAGTATTTACCAAACTAAGCAGTAGTACTAATCATTTTTTTGGAACCTTTTCACGTATTTCTAACAATAAAGATGTCTTAACAGATATTATGGATAACAAATCAAATGAAAAGATAGATCCAGAGAGTATATATTTTGAACATAACACCTTGTTTTACATAGACTTCTCTCTAAAGGCTATTTCATTTATAAAAACAAATCATATTAAGAATGTTTACCCTTTCTTGGAAATCTTTCTTAATAATAATAA